AGCTTCTTGGTGGCAACCCTCACCGCTGCAATCAAGGAGCAGCAAGCCCTCATCGAATCCCTGACCGCCCGTGTGGCACAACTTGAATCCAACCCCTGAAAGGAAAAACCATGTCTGCAACTATCACTTGGACCGTCACCGCAATGGACTGCTACCCGCAAGAGGATGGCAATACGGACGTTGTGTTCACCGTGCATTGGACCTGCGCTGGCGTGCAAGACGCCTACTCTGCATCGGTGTACAGCACCTGTGCTGTCCCGGCTCCGGCTACGGGCGCTCCGTTCACCCCCTACGAGGACCTCACGCAGAACCAAGTGCTGGGCTGGATTTGGGCCAACGGCGTGGACCAGACGGCTACTGAGGCCGCTGTGCAGCAGCAGATCGACAACCAAATCAACCCTCCGGTTGTTACGCCTCCCCTGCCCTGGGCGGCATAATTTTAACGGGAAGCCACCACCCGCTTTTGGTGGCATTTTGAAAAGGAAACATCATGGGAAACGAAAAAAAGACCCCTGTGAGTGTGAACGGCGTCGAGTACTTTTTTGAAGACCTGACTCAAGAGCAGCAGACTCTCTTCAATCATGCAGTCGATTTGGATCGCAAACTGGCCTCTGCCCGTTTCAACGTTGACCAGCTGCAAGTTGGTCGCAATGCCTTTGGCAACATGTTGGAAGCATCTTTGGCCGCAAAACCTGAAGAGCAAAAAGCGGAGTAAAAATGAGCGCGGACATCGACCCAGTCAAGTACGGAGTGCTATGGCAAAAAGTTCAAGACCTTGACAAAAAGGTTGACAAACTTGAAGCCGGCATGGACGAACTATTGGCCCTTGCTAACAAAGGTCGTGGAGGTTTTTGGGCCGGCATGGCATTGGTGTCCGCGCTCTCGTCTGCTGTCGGCTACTTCTCGCACTGGTTTCACGGAGGCAAGTGATGAACTGGTCAGACGTACTAAAAGCAGTCATCCCCGTCATCGTTGCTTCTCTTGCTTGGCTCTTGGGGCAGGTAGCTGACTTTTCTAATCGCCTGACCAAGATTGAAGGCTCTATGCCCGCCCTTATCACTAAAGAAGGCATCCCAACAGACAGCCCTATTTCTGCTGAACGAAGAGCCGTTATGAAAGAGCAACTAATGCATCACATCAACGAGTTGCAGGTTAAAGTCAGGCTGCTTGAAGAACGCGAAAGGATGGTCAAAAAATGATACCAATTGTCGCGTCACTGTTGGGGACCCTTGCCGAAAACGGCTTGGGTCTTTTGTCGTCTGCAATTCAAGCAAAAGGCAAGCAAGTTGTTGAGAACGCCCTGGGTGTCAAGATCAGCGACAATCCTGGCCCTGAAGAAGTGTCAAAGCTGCGCCAGCTGCAGTATGACCATGAAGAACGCTTGCTTGAACTGGGCATTGAAAAAGCCAAGATTGAACAAGAAGAATTGAAAGCCTTGTTGGCTGCCCAAGCCAATCAGGAGGACAATGTCAGCAAGCGCTGGCAGGCCGACATGGCTTCCGATTCTTGGTTGTCAAAGAATGTGCGTCCAGGCACCCTTGTTTATCTGTTGACCGCCTACTTGATCTTTGCGCTGCTTGATGGCGCGGGGTACAAGATCAGCGAATCTTACGTTTCCTTGCTGGGCCAATGGGGCATGCTGGTCATGACCGCTTACTTTGGCGGGCGCACGGTCGAGAAGGTCATGGAGATGCGCAGGAAGGACAAAGAATGAGCCTCGCACAAGAACAAGCTGCATTCTTGCTGGACCTTTGCAAGCTGGTTCAGCATGCTACTGAGCAGGGCTGGATGGTCACAGGAGGTGAACTGGCCAGGACTCCTGAGCAACAAGCCATCTACTTTAAGACCGGCCGCAGCAAGACTATGAACTCGATTCATTTGAAGCGCTGCGCCGCTGATTTGAACTTTTTCAAAGATGGCAAGATCATTTGGGACAAGGAAATGCTTGCCCCCTTGGGCGCCTACTGGGAAGGCTTGCACCCTAAAAATCGTTGGGGCGGGAACTTTAAGAGCCTGGTGGACTGCCCCCACTTCGAGAGGAATGTGTAATGCCACAGGCAATGACCTTTGCGTCGCTTCAAAACGACGTCCGCAGTTACCTGGAACGTGGAGCGTCTGCTGTCACTGACCCTTTGGTCTACGCGCAAATTCCGAGCCTGATCAACTTTGCAGAGCGTCGCATCAGCCGTGACCTTAAGATTCAGGGCTTTCAGACCGTTGTGGTGACGAATCTGCAAACCGGTGTTGCCGTGCTTGCTAAGCCAGACCGCTGGCGCGAGACTATCTCGATGAACATCGGAACAGGTACAGGCAACAATACCCGCGTCCAACTATTCTCAAGGGCCTACGAGTATGTGAGAAGCTACTGGCCCAATGATACCTTGGTGGATGAGCCTGTGTTTTACGCAGACTACAACTACACAAATTGGATCATTGCTCCTACGCCAGATGCAGCTTACCCGATAGAGATCCTGTACTACGAGCTGCCAGTCCTGCTGGATGAAAACACCCAGACCAACTGGCTCACCCAGTACGCTCCCAACTTGCTGCTTTACGCGACCCTGCTGGAAGCCACTCCATTCTTGAAAAACGACGAACGCATCCCTGTCTGGCAAGGCATGTACGCATCAGCCGCCCAAGCGCTGCAAGGTGAAGACATGAGCAAGATCTTGGACCGCGGTGCCGTAAGAAACGAGGCCTAATATGACCACTTACACCAACATCTTTGGGGGCAGCAACATCTCTCCTGCAGAGATCAGCTACGCCGCAGTAAGCCTTACGGCCAACACGACTTTTGACTGGGCGCTTGAGACCGCTCCTTCGACGAACCTGATTGCCGGCATCATGGATGTTACGGCAACAGCAGGTCCTTGGAGCCTGACTTTGCCAAGCGCTCTTGAGGCATCAACTGGCCAAGCTATCCTGTTTAACAACGTTGGCTCCAATTCCTTTATCATTAGGAACGCTGCCGGAGTACAAGTAGCTGCCCCTGCTGCAGGCCAAGTTTGGCAGATCTACCTGACCAACAACACAACTGCAGGCGGCACCTGGCTTGCATTCCAGTTTGGCGCAGCCCTGTCCACAGCAAATGCCGCGTCTCTAGCAGGGACGGGCTTAATTGCCATTGGCTCCCTTTTGTCGCTGGCCATGCCTGTTACGTTCTTCGGAAGTAGCTTCACGGCTGGTGTTGACACTCGCGCAAGGACCTTGATTTGGAACGGGGGCGCGGGCACCTTGACCATGGCTACAGCAGGCACCCTTGGCGACAACTGGTTTTTCCAGCTTCGCAACGAGGGCACGGGCGCCTTGCTGGTTGATCCTCCTGGTTCTCAGACCATCAACGGTTTGTCAACCTTGACTTTTCAACCGGGCGATTCTGCCATCATTTTTACGGATGGTTTGAACTTCTACACGATTGGCTACGGTCAATCACCCGTTTTTGCGTTTGACTACACGTCAATCAACGTAGCGGGATCGGGCAACTATGTGTTGTCGGGCAGCGAACTGAACCGCATTGCTTACAACTTTACCGGGGTCTTGACCGGCAACCGTACGATCATCGTGCCGCAGACGGTCCAGCAATACTGGGTTGCTAACAATACGACTGGTCCATACACCCTGACTATCAAGACGTCGATTGCCTCGGGTTACACGATCAACCAAGGCTCGCGGGCCATCTTGTACTCTGACGGCACCAACGTAGTTGCTGCGGATACTGGTGGCGTGGCTGTTCCAATTAGCGTGTCTGACGGCGGCACTGGCGCCACGACTGCAGGTAACGCGCTCATCAACCTGGGTGGTACGGCAACGGGTATTGCGATCTTTACGGCCGCTTCCCAAGCAGCCGCCCAAGTGGCGATCGGTTTGGATCCAATTCAAGGCGGAACCTACTAATGGCAACCACCCCGGTCATCATCAAGTCGTTGCCGGGTATCAAGCGAGATGGTACCAGGTTCGAGGGAGACTACCACGTTGACGGACAATGGGTCCGTTGGCAGCGTGGCCTTCCTCGCAAGGTAGGCGGATATTCCGTTGTCAACCGCTACCTGACCGAGATCAGCCGTGGCGTAAAGACTTTCACCGAAAATAGCCAGACCTACTTTCACTCTGGAAGTGCCAACTTCCTAGAGAGATTTACCCTGGACCCCAGTGGCAATTCGAGCCTGATCACGGATCGCACCCCGATCACCTACAACGCCAACGACGACAATCTTTGGCAGTTTGACGTGATCTATGACACGCAGTCAATCCCGGCTGCAAACATGCTCGTGGCTCAGGTCGCTCCAAACGCCAATTGCCTCTGCAATACGGGCGGTGGCCAATTGTTCATTGGCTCCATGACCGGAGCTGATCGCCTGACTGAAGTCACAACGTTTCCGGCTGGCGTGAGCGTGACGGGCGGCGTGGTGTCCCTGCATCCTTATCTGATGTATTTCGGCAATGACGGCACGATTGGATGGTCGGTGGCCGGAGCCCCAACAAACCTGACGGGCGTAGGATCAGGGAATGCGCGCGTAGCAGGTCAAAAGATCGTTCGTGGTCTTCCCCTTAGGGGCGGTCCAGGAAACGCGCCAGCGGGCCTCTTTTGGAGCGCAGACGCTGTTATCCGGGCCTCCTTTGTAGGTGGCCAGGAAGTCTTTCAGTTTGACACAATTAGCCCGTATTCCAGCATCCTGTCTGCCAATTCCGTTATCGAGTACGACGGCCAGTACTTCTGGCTGGGAACAGACCGGATGCTGATGTTCAACGGCGTGGTCCGCGAGATCCCCAACAACCTGAACATCAACTACTTCTATGACGGCTTGAACCGTGAAGCCGCCCAGCGAGTTTGGGCATTCAAGGTTCCCCGGTACGGCGAGATCTGGTGGTGCTACCCGAGGGGCAACGCTACCGAGTGCACTCACGCCATCATCTACAACATTCGCGAAAACACCTGGTACGACACCGAGCTGCCTAATGGCGGCAGGACTGCGGGCGAATGGTCTCCCCTGTATGCTGCTCCGCTTTTGTGCGGCATCCAACAATCTACCTTTATCGCCAACAACCGCGTGACCGAGAACGGCGACTTGCGGATCACCCAGGACGGCGACCAGCGGATTGTGGTTCCTGAGGAAGGCTATAAGGTCTGGCAGCACGAGCGCGGAGTAAACGAGATCGACGGTCAGTTCATCACGGCGGTTCCGTCGTTCTTCGAGACGGCCGACATGAGCTACGTGGCAGCTCCCGGAAACGCCCGCGACAAATATATCCGGGTCGAGTTCCTTGAGCCTGACTTTGTCCAGTCTGGCAACATGACCGTCCAACTGACCGGAAGGGCCAATGCCAAGTCCCTGGAAGTCAACGGACCAGAGCGCGTGATTTTTGCAAACCCGTCCACTCCTTACGAGCAAGTGGTCTTTTTCAAGGAAGAACGGCGCGAACTGCGGTTTAAGTTTGGCTCAAACACCATCAACGGCGACTACCAGATGGGCCAGGTCATTGCCCACCTTGGCGAAGCCGATGGAACCGTGCTCGGCGGCCTCAAAGAAAGTTCCACGTGATCACGCAGCCCGTTATAATTGGTTTGCGCGATTGGGCCGACCAGATCGTTATGGACCTGTCCACCTATGGCGCACTCGCAAGGCTAGACGATGAAGACAAGTGGCAAGAATGGGCACTGCAATTCTGCGTTATCTCGGGATTGAGCCAGAAAAACATTCCAGATCCATTTGACTTTGCTGACTGGCGCAGTTGGGCGCAACGCTTCGTACAAATGGTGGACTAATGACCGATCAAGAATTTATTCAGCTACTGAATGACGTAGCTAAAAAAGCCAAGCCGTTTAACCGCGAGCTTAAACAAATTGACTCCATGGACATGGTCCTTAAGGAGACTGGCCTAGACAGCCTAGACATGCTGATGTGCACCGTCTATCTGTGCGAAATCTACGACGTAGAAGATGAAAAAAGCAAGGAAATGCAGGGCGAGACCCCGCAAGACCTGTTTAATTTCTTGAAGGAATGGGGGCGCAGACAGCCCACTGACCTGGCCCAGGCCAAGGAGTGGTTTGTATGAGAATCTTCCTCACCGAAAGCCGCACTGCGTGCACTGAGGACACGATTCTCTTCGAGAACCATACTTTTCCCCAAAAAGTCCACCTGTTTCCAGAGACCTATAACCGGGTCAAGACAGGCCTGGTCAATCCGGCTCACCAAGTAGCCGAAAAAGTCTTAGATCCTGACCTTCTGAAGCGCCTTCGGGAGACCCAGACCGGCAAGACTGCCTTCCTCCTGGCCGCTGGAAACAGCAATTTTGCCAACGAAGGCTCCAAGCTCAACCGCGAGAATGAATGGACCTACAACTACAAGGTCCTTCCGCTGTCCCTGACCCAGATCTATGCCGGTCGGGTTGCCGCGCAGTGCGGAGAAATTGACCACACGGCTACGGATGCTACCGCCTGTACTTCTAGCCTCAAGGTCTTGATGGACGTCCAAACCCTCATCAAGTTCTACGGCTTCGACCGGGTCATCGTACTGGCCGTCGAGGACCAGGTGAACAACATGACCCTCCAGTTCTTTGGAGAAGCCAAGGCGACTTTGACAGAAAGCATGGCCGAGGCTCACCAGGTGAGCCCCAGTGCATTCGATTCCAAGAACTTTGGGTTTTATATAGGTCAAGGCGCCGTGTTGGCCGTATTTGAGTCAGAAGAAGCCGTAAGGCGCGGCACTTTTCCTGCTAGGGCAGAACTTGTGTCGGCCTGGACGGCAACCGAAGTGGCTACAAATGCTATCGGTCAACGAGAAGACGGGCAAGGGTTTAGACGAGCCATCGAGGGCGCGCTGAAACTTTGTCAAGTTTCTTCAGAACAAATTAAAATCGTGAAAACTCATGGCACCGGTACCCGGTCTAACAATGATGCCGAAAAGGCGGCTTTGGAAAGGTGCTTGAGTGGGTTTGTAGCGACATCGTATAAGCAACGAATCGGCCATACGATGGGAGCGAGCGGACTGTTAGAGACCCTCTTGCTGTTCAATGATTTAGAAAAGGGAACTGTCCCT